TCATGCAAATCGAATCGGCAAAACCTGCTCGTTTAAGTGATTTATAAAACTCATGAAGTCCAATGCAGTAAGCATCAAGTTTTGAATAGCCTTGTTCCTCTAGCTGCTTCGTTGCTTTCCTTGCCATGAGATAATTGTTACCTCTCTAGGATGCGAATAATCGTTTCAACACGCGCTTCTAGTGCAGTTATTTGGTCGCGCATAGAAGAGCCGCTATTTGGCTTTAGTTCGTTTAGGTAATGCTTTACCAACCATTTTACTGCACCAATAAATGAACCAATAACGGTCAGCGCAGCAACTACAACACCCGTCCAATCTGTTGGACTCATGAGATTTGGTCATCGGATGGGTCTAGGTATTTGACGATTGGTGCAACTAAAGCAGAAGCAAGAACTGCATATTCAGGACGGATATCGCCAACTAGGGCTAGGCCTAAAGTAATTGCTGAAACTGCAACTGCTTTGAGGTAAGACTTGATTGCGTTCTTTGTATTTTTATTCATTTCCATTTCCTATTCCTAACATGGGGATATCGAACCACGAACCGTTTGAATCGCCCTTTTTAGAAAAACTGATATGGATATGTGCATGGTGGCTATTAATGCCAGAATAAGTTCTCCAACGCCAAAACGATTTAGCACTGGCAATCTTTCCTGCGAAAATGACATAGGAGATTCGCTTATCCTTTTTGGCGCATAAGCGTATTTGGTCGGCAAGATAAGCACCTGTGTCGGAGCGTGAGTCGAGGTCCTTATCCACATCAATAGCCCTGACGATTCCGTTAATCGAATCGGGATTGTGGTCACTCTTATTTCCTCGCGAAGCATGCTTCGAATCTCCTATCCAACCATCGGACTTTCTATCGCGGTCAGGAAATGAATCATCAATCTGCTCACGAAGTTGTTGCCCTGCTTTACAGAGTAGAGGCTTCACGTTTGGCAATCATTTCGTCATAGGTCGATTTAAGCATTGAGGTGTATTCCCCGTTGCCTCTGTCAATAATGGCGTGAGTTACTACACCTTCAAGTGTTTCAACTTCTATAAAAGTTACATTTTCCATTTTACAACTCCGCACTAAATCCGATGTAGCCTGATGTTGAAGCCTTAGAAGTTAAGAAGAAAACTCCTGTGGTAAATCCTGAACCCGATGTATCCATTGAAGTCATTAACACACCATTGGCACTTGAAGCCAAAGTAAGTGTTGTAATGGCTGCTTCTGATACACCTAAAATAGTTGATGAAAGGGTCGAGTATTCAATAGATGTAGGGGCTACACGCATTTGAACAGGATGTTGAACTTGGCATTGACCTGCGCTCGTGCTTCTATTCCATCCAATACCAAAAGAAGTGTAAAGACTTGATGCTGATGTTGCGCGATAGTAATACCTTTGGCAAGCAGCCAATTCGCCTTGAATAGTTCCTGTTGCAGTTTGGAAGGCTGTGGCTGTTGAGCCTTGTTCTAATTGAACGCCCCAAATATCAAAAGTAAAAGTTGTATTAAATGGCGCTCTAAAGACAAAGCCTAGAGATGAACCTGTGCCAACTGTTTTACCTGAAATTGAAGGAAGTGCAACAGTCAAAGTAAATCGCTGCCATGATGTTGTAACACTTGCAGTTCCAGCAGTTGTGCTGACCTGAGCAGAACCACCTGAACCAAAGTTCTGTGAAAGAACTAATGTAAGAGTTTTAGCGGCAGCAGCCTTAGCCCAAAATGAAATAGTTACAGTTTGGTTTGCTCCTGTTTGGACTTCTTCAATAGGTTGATAGAAATCATCATAAGTTGCACCTGTTGTTGCAACACTTCTATCCCAACGAAGGAAATAATCTCCTTCATAACCTGTTACTGGTGCTGCTCCTGGTGTGAATGTCTGACGGCTAAATACTGTTGTTGAACCTGTGCCATCAGTTCCCCAACGCCATCTATCGACTAGATATGAAAATGCAGCAGGGTTAGTAAAGGATGTACCACGCTGCCAAATTGAAAAATCAGAATTTAGAATCCTGTTCTTGCCAGCAGTAAAAGGATTTACATTGGCGTTAATTGTGCCATTAGTATCATTAACATCCGATGCGGAATAGACATCTCCATCCGCATAGGTCGTTTTAAGTGGAAGTCCGACAGCCATTAGCACACCTCTTTCATAGGGTCAATTCTAATACATAACATCGAGTAAAGCCTCCTGCGTGGCAATAGTTGTGGTCCAAGTGTTAGGGGTGATGTTATGGGCTATGCCCTGCACTTGGAGTTTCTTTTGGATAGTAGAACCACCAGGTTGCTCGTTTGTGATATCTACTGTGTCAAAGAAGTCTAGGTCCAGCGCTGCTGTAACTCCTGCTGTATAGGATGGAGTCATCAAATCCAGGGTAATTGTTTCAATACGAATAGAAGTATCTTTGCGGCTTGTTACATAGGCAGTTGCCAGACTCAGTGCATTTGCGTCTGTTTGCATCAACATATCGTCTGCTGTGATGGCGCGAGTAAAATACTGCGCAATAGATGTTGCATCGGAATTAGTTTGTGCTGTGCCGCCAATACGGGTCACAGTCGCTTTATTCACGATTGTCTTATCATCTAGGGCAAATGTAATTCCTGCATAGTTAATTCCTGTGCCTGTTTGGTTAAATACTGTTGGACTTGCGCTCTGTGCATCATAGACAAACTGACGGCCTTTGAACGTTGCAACACCATTAGCATCAATGTAGAACGCGCCTTGCTCTGTGAACTCAGCAGTCTGGATTGCGGCTAGAACTGTGCGAAGAGTTCCAGGGTCAGCCTGGCACGTTGTTGCACCTGTGCCAATACTCGTAAATGAAGGCGGCCATGAAATCATTGAAAGAATGGATTGAACGCGCTGCGCAGTTGTTTGCCCTGCTGTGCCACCTGTAACGGTGGTCACATTGGAGTTATACATCAAACGGAAAGCGTCATAACAGATAAAATCTACATAACCTGTTTCTTGGCCCTTAGGGTATGTGTAACGATATTCCGTAATGTATCCACCAAATAAGCCATAAGTTGTGCCATTGTAAATCGCACTTGCTTGAATCTTACGTAAAGGCTGCAAAAGTCCAAAGTAGGGACTTGATGTGTTCTGGGGATTGAATAAAGAATCAGGGTCAACAACCCGAATTACTGCCTGGCCAGATTCATATTTATCCTGGAGAAGATTGCGTCCACGTCGAGTTGAGATATTTGTTGTAGAACTAGAAACATCAACAATGACTGGAACGCTTGATGCAAGTTCTGCAAAGCCAAGTTGTGATGTGCCTAAGATAAATGGGTTGCCAAATGACGCACCGCCTGAAAGATTTATCTTAACAACAATGGTTGCAGGCAGCGCCATTAATACACCGTGCTGTAATTAATAGGAATACCAGAAGCCTGGTTGTTGTAAATGCCCTGAGTAATTTGTGAAACTAAGTCCTGAGTAGTTACAACTGAACCAGCGTTGTTGATGGTTATATTTGTTGTGCCAATACCCATTGCTCGAAGCGTATCGCGCTCACCGATGGCAAAAGAACCAGCATTAAGCGGAACATCTAACGCACCATAATTTGGTGGATTAATCCCACCTGCGTTTTCTGGGCCAATACCTGCTGTTGGAGTAAATCCAATGGCTGCTTGAAGTTTAGCCAATGGCCCTGCAATGCTATCAAGCATTGTTCTAACTGTTGCTCGCAGCGCCTCAATAAGTGCTGCAAAAGAATCTTTAGCCTCATCTGCTTTTTTAATCATTCCAGCCATCGCTGCGTTCTGGTCATGAATAGCAATCTTTGACAAAATTCGCAAATCTGTTTCTTGGCTTGTTGATGCGTTTAGTGCTGCATATAAACCAATACGTTCTACGTCAAACTTTTGTTCTAATTGTTTAAGCGCTAAATCATCACCAGTTAGTTTAATCTTTCTGGTTGTATTATCGTTATCAATCTTCTTTAGACTATTGCCTGTTTCAAGAATCTTGTTTTGATTTTCCATTGCCTTGCGTTGTTTTCTGCCAAGCGCGTTCTCTGTCTGACCAGCAATGGACATTGGTTGCTTAATAGTTCCGCCAGCATATTCACCGCGAGCAAAAGCAGCCTTCTTTAGATTTGAGCCACCTTTAGCCAGTAGGAAGCCAAGTGCAGCAACGGCTGCTGTGACTGGAGCAAAGGCAATCAGAAGGACTGCACCAATACCTAGGATTACAGGCTTTAGGTTTTCAAATTGTTTAATCATGTAGGCAATGTTCTTTGCCCCATCTGCAATGCCTTTAGAGATTTTATCAACAGTTCCAACGGCGTTATCAACACTGCCATTGCCACCTGTAAGGATGGATAGTGCTTCAACTAAACCTTTGCCAATTGCTTCTTTAGCGTTGTTGCTTGCAATAGTAAGTTTGTTAAGCGAACCCTGAAATGAATCAGCAGCATCTTTTGCCTGACCAGCAAACAGTGTTGATAACTTAGTCTGAATTTCCAAGAAAGAACTGCTGTTAAGTTCAGCCTTTGTAAGTCCTACGCCTAAACGACCAAGCGAAGCATTGTTGCCTAGGTATGCTTTTTGTAATGCCTGTGAAACGGCAGTAAGGTCTTTACCTGTACCAGCACTAATATCTAATGCAAGTGCTAATAATTCTTGGGAT